AGTTGTTTTTGGCTTGCCAACACAATTAGATGCAAATGTTTTTGATGTAAACTTTAAACATATAACACACCAAGAAGCCAGAACAATTGATGCGTTCTTAAAAACTCAAGCATTGTTGGGAGCTAGTTTTACATTCACACCAGAGACAGAATCCATATCAGCAAAAACTGTACAAATAACAGTTGATAGTGGAACTACTGTTGGTGTTATAGATTCTAATAATCACGGTATTGCTTTAAATGATTTTATAAATATAACTGCAAGTGATAATGTTTCTATCGTTCCAGTTGGTAATTATTTAGTGCAAACATATACTAATCAAAATAAATTTAAAATTAAAACTCTTACTTCAAATACTTCAAGTCCATTTAATATTACATACATACGATCAGGTGCGGGGCAATATTGTTGCGAAGATTGGTCTTATACTTTAAATAATGCTAAAACAGCTACATTAAAAGCAAAATTTAGACAAGTATTTGAGCCATAATGACTATTCCTGTTACTGATTTACAAGGTCTAAAAGAAATAGCAATTCTTGATTTTTTCTCTATTGAGTTAGTAGAAAACTTGCATTATATTCCTAACAATATTGATATGGATTATGCACAATCAGGTGATGTCATAACAATAACCCCTCCAGCTAATTTTTCTATGCCGAGCAAAGGAGATCTTGTAAATTTAAAATTTAAAGAATTATTGGCTAATGGAAATGAAGCTGAAAATATGATTGATACTTTTTATACTGTTTCTGAAGAAACAACTGAAACTTCAACTTTTTTCAAAGTAAAATCATTAACAAGTCAAACTGTTTCAAGTCAAACTAATGGAGTGACTTTTAAACAGTCAAACACTACTCCTCCAGTTCCTATTACATATTTATTTCATAACGGTGTAAATCTTAAAGATTCGCAAAGTGTGGTTTGGCAAGGTAATACTTATGAAAAATATCCATGTTTAGCCGAGGGTTATACATATTCAACTAATGGTGCGTTGCCAAGACCTAAGATAAAATTTTCTAATGCTTTTGGAACTATTACGTCATTTTTTAAACAATATAATATATTCCAAATTGGAGATTTCTCTTGTCCAATAAATTTAGGAGGAGCAAAAATTACACGACATAGAACATTAGCAAAATTTCTTGATAGTATTAATTTTTTTGATAATACAAATCCTTATGGCACACCAGACCCAACAGCAGAATTTGACAAAGAAATATATTTTATAGAAAGAATGATCTCAGAAGATAGAAATGTTGTTGGATTTGAATTAGTCTCAACTTTTGATTTAATAGGAGTAACAGCACCCTCAAAACTTGCTAATGAAGATGATTTTCCTGGTATAGGTAGGTTTATAAACGCATGACTTGGAAAGAAAAAGCAAAGGAATATTCTGAAAAGCTTTTCCCTAAAGAAGCTTGTGGTTTAGTTGCAATAATAAAAGGACAAGAAGTTTTTCATCCATGTAAAAATATCGCAGAATCTACAATGGAATATTTTGTTATTGATCCTGATGACTATGCTGACTGTGAAGATCAAGGAGAAATAGTAGGTATATTTCACTCTCATCCTGTAACTAATTCAATTGCATCGGAAGCTGATATCTTAAGTTGTAATTATTTAAAAATACCTTGGCATATTTATAGTTTTAAGGATGAATTATGGAATAAAATTGAGCCTAAAGAAAATTTAACAAATCCTTTAATTGGTAGACAATTTGTATGGGGAGTACAAGATTGTTGGTCATTAGTATATGATTGGTATTCTCTTCATAGAAATATAACTTTAAAGAAATGGGAAAGACCTAGAACTTTAAGAGAATTTGAAAATAATCCATTATTTGAAAAGTGTGCTAAAGATACAGGTTTTAAAGAAATTAAAAACCAAGGGTTACAAAAAGGTGATGTAATGCTTATGGAGGGTATGTTTAATAAATTAAGTCATGTTGCATTATATATTGGAGACTCAACAATTTTGCATCATAGTGTTGGAAAGTTAAGTTGTAGAGAAATTTATGATTTAGAATATCAAAAGATAACAAAAAAAATATTTAGATATGAGCCTTAGAAAAATAAGAATTTATGGTACTTTACGAAAATTTTGTGGTCAGTCTAGTTTTGAAGCTGTAATTAGTAAACCAAAAGATGTATTTAGTTTTTTAAAAGCAAATTTTCCTGATCTTGAAAGTCACATGGGAAATCAACTTTATAAAATTAAAGTTAATGGTAAAACTTTAGAGAACCTAGATATTAACATGCGTGGTGATATACAAGTTATACCTTTAGTTATTGGTGCGGGTAGGGATACTTTTAAAAATATTTTGAAAATTGGTATTGGATTAGTTATTTATTATTACACTGGAGGATCTTTACCTTTTTTTGGAGAAGTTGGGCGAGAATTAATTAAAAATGAATTTTTAAATAGCGTAGTTGGTATCATTGGACAATCACTGGCATTGCAAGGAGCAAATGCATTACTTGGTGGTGGTCAAGATTATAATAGGCCGCAAGAGTTAGATCTTGCAGATCCAAACTTAAGAGCATCATATTCTTTTAATAGTATCAATAATGTCGCAACAGCCGGAACTCCAATTCCAATTATTTATGGTGAAATATTAGCAGGGTCGATTATCATTTCATCAGGAGTTGATACCTTGCAAGTTAGGAAAACTATAGGTGGCTCAAAAAGCTTTAGTACTGAATTTGGAGGTAATTAAGAATGGTAAAAATTGTTGGAGATCAATTCTTTGGGAAACAAAACATAAGGAAAAAAGATTCTAATTTAAAAGAAGATGATATTAAAAGCATACAGTTTGCCAAAGTTGTTGATTTACTTTGTCACGGAGAGATTGAGGGAATTAAGAATGGTAATAATGCACATGCCTTTAGTTATCAAGAAAACATATTTTTAGATGATACACAGATTCAAACTACAAATGGAAGACAAAATTTTTCGGATGTTAGTGTTGAACTAAGAACTGGTGAATCAAGTCAAGAACCTTTAAATATTATTGATGCTATTGAGAATCTTTCTACTGTATCAAGACTAGTAGGAAGAGATCCTTTAGATACTGCTAAACAAGGTGAGATGTTTGTTAATAACAGAAGTAGTTCTTTTAATTCTTTAAATAATACTGGTGGTGATTCTGGTTATAGATTAGAAAATAATTCTGTTTCTTTACCACCACATACAATTATTTTTCTATATATTAATCAAACTCATTTATTTAAAGTAAATGAGTTTGTGAATTTAGTTTTAATTATTAATGGTAATGAAAATGAAAGTTCTAAAAGAATTGCAAAAGTAAAAAAAATTGGCACTGCCACAAAAAATAATGTTTCATATAAATATATTTTTTTAGATAATAAATCACTTATAAGGAAAGACGGAAAAACTGATAGTTTTAGCAATACTACAAATGTAAATGTTCAACTAGCTAATGTAGCTACAAGCACTGGAGTTCCTGCGACTACAAGTAGTTTAACTTCTTCAACAATTGATTTCGATAAATTAAGAGTATCAATACAATTCCCTGACTTAGGAAAATCAAAGGATGATGGAAGTTCAGAATCTTTTGCGTCTAGTTTTCAATTGCAAATTATCGAAGCTGGCGTAAATGGTAAAACGCATTTTCCAATTGTAAATGAACAAGTTAAAGGTATTGCAGTAAGAGGTTACACGAGAGATTATGAAATTGATGTAAGAAATTTTGAAACACAAGGTTTTTTTCTACCTGCTGATAGTAATCAAGATAGATTTTTTAAAATTAATGTAGGTATTGGCAATATAAATAATTACCAAGTTGGTGATAATATTACATTTAAATTTATAGATATTACGACTAGTAGGGATGAATTATTAAGTTTTAGACCTTTAGTAATAAATAAAACTTTTGAAAATGTACAGATAACTGCTATTGATGATGAAAATATCACAACAAATTTAAGGACAACAACTACTGGTGTTGGTTTACAAGATCATCAAGTTTATAGTTTTACTAGACCTTCAGGAGATACTGTTGTTGTTGATGAAAATGATCCTAATAAATTTATTATTCAAATAAAAAACATTCTTACTAATTTTCCTTTGCAAATCAAAGTTGTTAGAACTATATTTGATGAAACAGATTTTAAAAAAAGAAATCAAATTGTTTTTCAATCATTTACAGAAATAAAAACTGAAACTAGATCTTATAACAATTTCGCTTTGGCTGGTTTACGCTTTAACGCAGAACAGTTTGGTAATTATCCTTCTAGGAAGTATATTGTTCAAGGTACAAAGATAAAGATACCAGCACCAGACTCAGAAGGTAGAACTCCTGAGGTAGTAAGAGATCAAGCTCAAGCTAATTCATTAGGTATAACTGGTACTTTAAAAAATTTTAATTTCATACATTATCCTGATAATTATGTTTTTAATGGAACTTTAACTTCTACAAAAGTTTTTACAAATGATCCTAGTTGGATATTATTTGATTTGCTTACGACATCTAAAGGGTTTGGAGAACATATAAAGGAAAGCCAATTAGATGTATTTAGTTTTTATGAAACATCAAAATATAATTCACAATTATTGACCGTATCAGGAAGCGGAGAAAATAGTATAAAAGAACCTAGATTCGCTTGCAATGTAATTTTAGGACAGAAAAAAGATGCTTATCAGGTAATAAGAGATTTTTGTTCAAACATGAACGCTGTGCCGTTTTATTCTGTAGGTTCATTAAAAATATCTCAGGATAGACCAACAGATGTAAGCTATGTGTTTGGATTAGCCAATGTTACAGAATTTGGTTTTTTATATAATACTTCATCGCAGAAAACAAAGTTTACTCAATGTACAGTTTCATATTTTGACAATGAAACTCAAGATTTGCAGATAGCAAATGTATTTTTAAAAGATTTACATGCAAATTTGTCAAATGTAGAATCTGGTTTTGGTATCAATATTAAAAATTTAAAGACTTTTGGATGTACATCAAGAACTCAAGCAATAAGAGCAGCAAAATGGTTTTTATTGACACAATTTACAAGAGGAGAAACTGTTTCTTTTTCAGTAACAGTTGAAGCAGGTGTCATTGTTAGACCAGGCCAAGTAATTGCTATTCAAGATCCTTTAAAAATGAATGAAAGGACAGGTGGTCGTATAGTCTCTGCTACTACAGATGAAGATAATGATACTACTGTAATAACAGTTGATGACGTTGAAAAGACAAATTTTAGTAGCACTGGAACAACAAGTATGCAATTAACAATTGTTTTAGATAAAGATGAAAATGAAACTGATCCTAATAAAAGTAGTAGATATGTTGAAACGAAACCAATATCGTCTGTTGATCTCGCTCAAAAAACTATCACTACTACTGCTTTTAGAAAAAATCCATTATCTAATACTTTTTATGTAGTTGATAGACAGATCAATAATGTTTCTTCTTTACCAAAATATCGAGTAGTTAGTATTGCAGAATCAAAAAACGATGGTTCTTATGGTGTTACTGCTGTTTCATATAACGATTTGATTTATTCTTTAGTTGAGTCTGTAGATCCAATCACAGTTGAACCTATAAAAACCCTTATAGATTTACCAAGTCCTCCGACTAATTTAGATGCTGTTGAAAACATTATTCTTCAAGATAATAGAGCTACTTCTGTAATAACCGTTTCTTGGACACCTGTACAAGGAATTAAAGAATACTTTTTAGAGTATAAAGTTGGTGGAGTTGTAAAAAGAATTACAACATCAGAAATTAGTTTTGATATATTCAACTCAACAAAAGGTGATTATGAGTTTGCCATAAGATCAATAAATGCTTTCGGGCAACAAAGCAATGTAACAACAGAAATAAAAAAGTCATTTTTTGGAAAAACTGAAGCTCCTAGTAATGTTTCTAATCTTTTTGTTGAAACTATAAGTGATGAATTAATAAAAATAAAATTTAATAAATCTACGGAGATTGATGTTTTACATGGTGGATTTGTTGCTTATTGCTATGACAGTAATACTGATGGCAGTGGAAGTTTTTTCCTTGATGAAGATAAATTATCTTTCCCAGGAAATTCTTCAGAAATTATTGTTCAGAATCTTACTGGTGAACATATGCTTAAATTTATCGATGATGGAGGTAAAGCTAGTCTAGAAGCTACTTCTGTTGTAATAAATTCAACACCAGCATCAAATGCTCAATATAATGACATAAAGAAACAAACAACTGCAATTGTTCAAAATATTGCAGAACATGCGACTAACCCTAAATTTCAAGGTTTTCCTAACATAACTCTTTTTAACTCAGAGTTTGATTCTATACTTGATGCATTAGTAATAAGTAATACAGGTAGTTTTGATGGAGAAGCTGCATATTTATTTAAGGAAATATTAGATTTAAAAGAAGTTACAACAGTTCAACTAGAAAAAATAATATCTGCCGAAGGAATATCAAATGTAAATTGGGATGATTATGTTGGAGATGTAGATACATTTAGAAGTTGGGATCATGACCCTAGTGTTGAGACATTTGATATTTCAGTAAAATTAAAAGTACAATCTACGAATAATGATCCTAGTGATCAAGTAAGTAATGAGTATGGAATAAATGATTTTAGTGGTTGCCCATTTGTTGAGGTTACTAACTCTACATTTAGAGGTCGAGGATTTAGGTTTGTTTTGGAGTTAAAATGCAGAAACTTAAATCAAAATATAAAAGTAAAACAACTTGGGTGCAATGTAAAAATAAATAGAAGGACAGAAACTAGTATCCAAACATTAACCACATCAAGTAGTCAAGATACAGTAGTCACTTTTGCTAAACCATTTTTTGCTGGTGATGCTTCTTTAACTATTGGAGCAAATTTAAAACCTCATGTAGAAGTAACAGTTTTAAATTTAACTACAGGAGATACTGTATCAGTGACAAACATAACTAATACTAATTTTAAAATTAATGTGTTTGATGCAAGTAGTCAAAGAGTATCTCGTAACTTTACTTTTGTTGCTATTGGTTACGGATAAATTAGAATGTATAATAAGTAAAAAAAAATTAAATGGCAAACAATAATGATTTTATAATTATTAACGACACTGGACAACGGGTTCGTTTAGATATACAAGAAGCATTGCAACAATTAGCAAGTAATAATTTTGGTACAAATCCTCCTGTAACTAATGAGCCTAATGAGACTCCAGTCCAAATAGCCTTCCCTCATCAATGGTTTGCGAATGGAGATACGAACAAGTTGATGTATAAAGATGCAACTAATGGTAATAATGCAGAAACAAACTATTTTAATTTAGCAAACTTAGATGGTGGGATTTTTGTAGATCAACCTAGTACTTTTAATGGTGATGTAACTTTTCAAGGGACATCATCTTTTGGAACTCACAAGATAACTTTTGATGCTGATTTTAATAATGGTAAATCAGCTTTAAAATTTGCTCGTGAAACTAAAGCGGTATTTGGTAATGATGAATTGTTTATAGGGGTAGATTTACCTTTTGCTACTGTTATAAATTCATCGACAACTTCTTTAGTAATAGTAGGTGAAAAGACAACTGTACCAAATAATGATTTTTGTATTCAATTAAAAACACAAAGAGGAGATGCTTCTGGGCAAGATTTAGCATATGAAGCTATTCAAGATGGTGGTCAAAAACTATATTTTGATGGTGGTGGTACTCCAAAATTACAAACTACTGCGGATGGAATTACGGTTCACGGATTAGTTCATGCAACTGCACAACCTGCTTGCCTTTTAATTGATCCTGTAGATACGGACATTACAAGCAGTAACGAATCTACTCCTATACAATTTAATACTCAACAAACAAATGTTGGTTGTACTGTTAATACTGACAAAGATCGAATTACAGTACCTAGCAGTGGGACATATTTAATTTCTGTTTGTTTGTCAGGTATAAAAACTAATGCTACAAGTGATACTGATAGGATTTTAAAAATTTTAAAAAACGGCAATGATGCTGTGAATAAAGATGCGTTCCCAAGAGATCCTTTTGGTACTAGTAGAAATAATGAAAGTTTTTCACATACTATAACTATGCCTTTAGTGCTTAGTGCAAATGATTATTTAGAATTATGTTTTGAGGGAGTAGACAATGCCCTAGCTACAGTTAAATTTGGTTATTTTTCTGTTACAAAATTACATTAATAATTATGAGCTATTCTATATATAGCTATTAAAAATGTATGTCAATCTCGCCAGGGACTTACAACTTTACGATTCAAAGGAGATCGGATCATAAATTTCAAGTGGTTTTTAAAGACTCAAATGATAGTCCTATAAATTTAACAGGATTTACTGTAGAAGCACAAGTATGGGAAGAGACTCG